TGTCGTCTTTTTCGTGGCTTAGGATCTCATATCCATACCATCGCAAATAAGGGTCTTCAGAGCTAAAGGCGATTTCCACAGTCCTGTTTTCTTCGTCGACTGAACTTTTTACAAGCTCCGCCGACCTGAAGAACTTTTCTTTTTCAATCTTCTTCCTGGTCTGGTTTAGGTTTGGTGTTGCTTTGCTCATCGTCTTTCTCTCCGTTAAAAATATGCAGCTCAAGGCCGTAATCTTCGGCCAGTTTTATAGCCCTGGCGTTTGCCTCGAAAATTTCCTCCAGCTCTTCGCCTTTTTCTGTGGCCGCGGAGTATATAGATTTCGTGTGGTTTCCGATATCTCTTGTCGATGCCTTACTTTCTTTGTCTGGATCCACTCTATGCCATCCTCGAGGACGCCAGACAGGTGCGTTAAATTTATCAATCTTGTACAGCGGCAATTTTGACACGCCACTGGTTAAAAACATCTGTAGCCATGCCTCAAAAACATCAGTGAGCATGTGGTCTATTAGATACGTGTGCCATATTTTCCAATGGTCACGGTCTACTTGTTCGCCATGCCTGATGGATGATAAATTTATGCTCTCTAGGTCGTTGGCGAGCGAGTGGTACGAAACGTTCCAACCTGCCGCAATACCACGTAACATTGATTTATTGAACGCTGGGAATGCGGTGTTCGGGTGGTTTGGGTCAAATACTTTCAGGTCGTAGCCTTCAGGTAGCGCTCTGAATGTGCCCGGCTCTGCATCAAATGTTTCGACGGGTTTTTCGTCGCCGTTTTCGTCTTCCTCTACCAAGTCGCCATCAGGGTTGACCATGATCCCCATCGTAGCAGCACCAGTTCTTGCCGCCACGAGTTCGGCCTCTTCGTAACCGTCCAGCATCTTGCATCTTGCCGCTGATCCAACGAGCCACGAAACACCTCTTGTTTGATTCACGCGTTCTGGCAAAAACAGGTGTATTATTTCGCTGGCATCAATTCGTTCTCTCTCGTATCGCTGAAAAGATCCATCGAGAGTATTTCCTGGGTGTTTTGTGAGGAGGTGGTATGCAACAGGACGTTTCCACTTCGTTTTTTCAATACCCATGACAACGACATTTCCGCTTGCCATGGTGGCGTTGTATGTGTGATCAAGTTGATCTGCTTCAATTGGTTGTAGCGTAAAATTATGTGAGCTGTGACGCCATGACGGGATTTTCCGTATAAGAATTTCACCATCTCGCACAAGGGCTAATACAATGATTTTTTTTAGGTCTATCATTGATTGCTGACCTGTTACTGTGCAATTTTCTTTTTTGCAAAACTCCTTCCAGGCATTTTCGATGATGTCGTTTGCTGCTTTGTCGAGTTGGCCGCTGCTATCCTTAACCCTCATCTGCAGAGCTATGCCCTTATGCCCGACGATATTGGTTTCGCATAGTCTTAAAAATCTGATTGCATATTCGTTGTTCCGGGACAAATCTCTTGACCTGTTTCTTAAAATCTCAAGAGCCGGGTAAATTTCTGCATCACCGGAAGTGCTTCCGCCAATCCAGTCATGAAAAAGGCGTCCGGTCTTTGCTGCTGCATATCCACGTTTTCTCGGTCTGGTTTTGGCTTTTGCTCTTCTGCGCAAATTATCAGCCACCATACCGAGGCCGTTGTATATTGCTCGTCTGGCGTCCATCAGAACCTAACTCCCACTTTTTTATTAAAAGGGTTCCCCGTGCGCTTAACAGATCTCATTTTTTTTAACTCATTAAGCGTTGTTATTTGATCTGCAAGAGACATGTGTTGGACTTGTACACCAGACACACTCTGCAATAGTTGCGTTTTTGACGCTCTCCCTGCTATAGATGCTTCAAGGGCATCTATAGAGATGTCGAGCCAATCCCTGTTGTCGTAGCCTGATTCTTTGGTCGCAAAGTCTGGTACAATTTCAACAGTACCGTTTTCAATTTGGTATCGTTCTGATCCGTTTGTAACTCGAGCCTGAAAAGAGTATTTGCCTGGCTGGTATGCTGCAGAATCAGCAAACGGTATTTCGACAAGGTGATTGTCGCCGTTTGCCGTAGCGGTGATTTTAATTTGGTTTGTTGAGTTTACGAGTATGTAAGTAAGAGCCCACCCTGCAGAGGCGGGATATTCGGAAAGAGACAGAGCCCATGAAACAGAATTTCCAGCTGTTATTTTGTTAGGAATTTGTGAAAGAACATTTGTGTATGTCATGCAAGAAGCATAACCTACGATTTTGTTAAAATTAAAATAGGTGCTATATGGGCGTAACGGGACAAAAAGAGGCGTAATGAGGCGTTGACAGGTTTTATTTTGCCAGGCTTTCGTCACGCTGTTTTTCTATCCAACTTAAAAGATCATCGTGAAGGGCAATCCAAGTCCCTTTTCCGTCAATCTTAAAAGCAGGCATACTTTTTTTATGAACAAAATGTGACATTTCTTTCCAGTTTACGCCGACAGCAGTGCAAATTTCTTTTGCTCCGCGATAAACAAGTGGTTTTTTTATTTCCATCCATTCACCCATCCGCTTGTTTTTCTTGTACCTTTTATTTTTCTTTTCCGTTTTTCAAGAGTTTTCTGCATGAAAGTCTGGTCTAGCTTTGGCTCAGGGCTCTTTGTCAACAGGGCCGCTTGCCTTTCAAGACGGAATTTGATTTTTGCAAGATTTGGATTAAGAAACTCAAAAGCTCCGAGGTTATACGCCCTGCAATCAAGTTGCTCGTTTGGCCCTTTTTTTACCCACTCAAAACCAACGACCACACCCTTTTCAATTTTTTTCCGTTTCGTCTCATTGGTTAATTGTTTGTAGTGCCGGTCTGTGTAATGTCCCGGAAAATGACAATATCCTGGCCCGTGTTTTTCGATACGCAGCCTTTTGAATATTATTGTTTTTGCATCGTCTACGTTAACCGTTCGCAAGATTGCTCTATTTTTTTTATTCAAATCTCCCTGCCACGACCCTTTATTGCAGAGTTGACCGGTATTTACCCCCTTTGTCGCATAGATACTTTTTTTCCGGCGTGGCCCGGTAAATTTGTACACCTCGGAGGAAAGATATCCAGAATCTATAAATGTGCATGACACCCCGATTTCCACGCCATCGTCTCTTTTAAACGTACGCGCTACAACATCATCGAGGTGATCCCACACGGCAGAGTTTAGAACGTCTCCAGGTATCACCACATAATCCAACGACCAGGACTCTCCCTCAACTCCGTGTCCTAGTATCTCCAGCTCTATCCTTGGGTTTTTCCCTCCCTGAATATCTGCCCCAATAGTTATCACTAAAACATCGCTGGGTATCTCTCCATTAACGAGATAGTCCTCACCTCGCTTCCCAAGCGCCGTATGATTGACAGTTTCACCAGTTTCTTCGAACGTTTCGCCGAGCAGGGTGTTTACTACAGATTTCAAGGCGGTTATGTTTCCTGTTTTCGCTTCTTTACTGGCTGTTATCCATTTGTAAACTATGTATGACCACGGTCTTAAATAACTATATGCGGCCCAAATCCTTGCTCCTATCCTTTTTGGCTTTTCGATTTCTTCGCCGAGTGGGTTGAAAAATCGATCAATGCTATCCTCATAATAAAAACCATCGAGGGTCTGCCATCGTCCGGCTACATCCATAGCCAGGTAATCACGGTAATACAAAACACATCCGTTATGTTTACACACATAATGAGTTGTGCTCTCGTCGTGATCAATCCATTTGAGTTGGGAAAATTCGAGGCGTTGCAGCTCTCCACAATGTGGACATTTTACGAATCTGTAAAAAACCATATCAGACTTTTTTACAGCGGCCTCTATTTGACAAATTCCTTTTATTTTTGGAGTGCTGCCCCTGATAGATTTTGGAAATGGAGCCTGGTCGAGCCGGCCATCACCTAGCTCAACAGCCGACCCCTCTCCATCAATATCACTGTCGAACCCTGACAGCTCGTCGTAAATACCAACATCTTTTGTCATGCGACGATAATTGCGAGCTGACTTTCCTCCCTTGATGTCGAGGGTTGCACCGACAAAAACTTTTTTATTAAGCGTGTTGTATTTTGACTTAGACCCAACCTGGCACTTAAGCTTTTCTCCCAAAACCGGCACATCTCTGAGCATTGTGTCGA